TGCAGTCAGCTTTGATGGTAGCCATATGAGCTATGACACCGCGTATGGTGACGGAACTTTGATGTCTGTAACTAGGTGGACAAATTGGACTACGCATTCGGGTGGGCCTCTAGGCAACCCTGACATTGCCAACCAGCCCAACGTCGTCGTTCAAGACATTGACACCGTCGACGCCACCATATCGATCGTCGACGCAGGTTGGTATATGGCAAATCTTCACGCCTTTATCGAGTTTCCCAACTCCGTCCCTACGCATATTCGCTGTGTCATGGAAGAGAACGGGCCGAAGCTTGGCCGTGGATATTCTTCTATTCACCACGTGGTTCCCGGCGGGGAATACTTCGAAACCGTTCCGAACTCGATCCTTGACATCACCACGGCGCCGTTTTGGTGCGACGGTACGGCGCCCAATACGGTTCGTCCTCAACTATGGTGGCCAACGGTTGACGCTACGCCTGAGGGAAACTACACTCAGCTAGGGACGCCAAACATTCCAATTCCTGCTTTGAATTTCACAATCTACCGCTTGGCTTAATCCAAAAGGAAACGGAGGACGCATGTCTGTCCCAGTAACAGAGCAGTTTCTTACTGCCGAAAGAACCCTCGCTATCGAGGGCAAAAGTATTGCATCCATGGGTGTTTCTGGTGGAAATTTGGTTCTGACTAGAGAGAACACGTCAGCGCTTTCGGTAGCACTGCCCTCGGGTGGCGGGGGCGCAGCCCCTCTAGGGCAGATTCGTATCTGGAATCCAACCGCTACCGTCGAACCTGGTTGGGCGGCTGGAACCAAGGCGCTTCATATGTCCAACTGGCAGCACGACGGCAATATTGAAGGCGCCGACTTCCCTATTTCTTCTGGCGTTGGCCAGTATGGGTTCGGTTTCCCAGAGGCCGGTTGGTATCAGCATCAGTTCCGACTGTGGGTCGGCTTCACTGCAGTGACAACTCCGCTCCCTTCCTATTTTCTTCTTCGCTGGGAGCCGTACGGTTTTGCTGGATGTGCCTGGGAGTTTCCAGTTCTTCCGACAGCCGTGTCAAGCCTTCAGGGAGGTAACAGAGCCCTTCCCGGTTACGTCGGTACTGTTGAGACCGTCCCGTTTTATGATCCAGGCGATGCTGTAACTGGCGGCGCCGATGCCAGTAACTGGGTTGTTGCTGCTTGGGAAGGCGACGCTTTGATGAAATCTGGTAGCGGTTCACCAGCTCAATATGCATTTCGTTTGATCACCACAAGGCTTGCCTAGCAAGCCTCCAAGGGAAGCTTTCATTCGAAAAAGGACGGAGAACGGTCATGATATCGGCAATAACTAGCGGGTCGTTCAAAAACACCGAATCCTTTTTGAGAAACGCGCCCAAAGCAAACGTTCGTTCTATTCTTGAGTCGTGTGGCCAAGAGGGAGTTCGTGCTCTATCTGCAGCCACGCGCAAAGATTCGGGTCGAGCGGCTGCGTCTTGGTATTACACCGTGACACAAACGCGTTCTGGCTGGACTCTAACCTGGTCGAACTCTGACGTGGAAAGTGGATTCCCGGTCGCAATCATGCTTCAATACGGCTACGCCACTGGTACCGGCGGCTACGTTCAAGGAACCGACTACATCAACCCCGCACTAAAGCCCATTTTCGACAAGATCTCTGACAAAGCCTGGAAGGCGGTGACATCTGTATGAGCGACAGCATTGACGAGAAGGTCGTTTCATTGAAGCTTGAAAACAAGCAATTCGAGACCAACGCCAAGCAGTCGCTTGGCACCTTGGACGCCCTTGCCAAGTCCCTCCGAATGGATGGCGCGGTCAAGGGGCTTCAGGGAGTTTCAGACGCGGCCAAGAAGACCGACCTGGGCCACTTGGCTAGCTCGGTCGACAGCATTTCGCAGAAGTTTTCGGCCATGTCTGTCATCGCGGTGACAGCTTTGGCCACAATCACCAACAAAGCGATCCTAGCTGGCGCACAACTCGTTAAGTCTCTCACGATCTCGCCGATTTCAGAGGGTTTCTCTGACTACAACGCTAAGTTGACTTCGGTTCAGACCATCATGAATGCTACCGGAGCGAGCCTTGAAGAGGTTAGCGGATATTTCGATGAGTTGGATACTTACGCAGACAAGACCATTTATAACCTGAGCGACATGACCGGCGCATTTGCGAAGTTCACAAACGCCGGCGTTGCTATGGAGAAGTCTGTCCCTGCCATTAAGGGTATCGCTAACATGGTGGCCCTGGCTGGTCAGGGCGCTGATGCGGCCTCAATCGCCATGTATAACTTGTCGCAAAGTATTGCTGGCGGGTTCCTTACCACGACGGACTACAGGTCATTGAACTTGGCCAACGTCGCAACTAAGGAATGGAAGAACAACATGATTGCCGCGGCTGTCTCAGCGGGCACCCTCAAGAAGGTGGGCGCAGATAGCTACAGTATTGTTTCTGGAAAAGCTGGTAATGCTACCACTGCGGCCGGTTTGTTCAATGAAAAGCTTGCCGAAGGCTGGGCCACGTCCAAGGTTCTTCTTTCAGTTCTTGGAGACTATGGCGATGTTACGACTGAAATCGGTCGTAAAGCTTTGGCTGCTGCACAGGACGTCAAGTCTCTTCCGATGATGTTGGAAACCCTCAAGGCCGCAGTTGGCACCGGGTGGACTGACACGTTTGAAATCATCTTGGGCACACTTCCTGAAGCTAAGAAGCTGTTTACCGGCTTGACGCTTTACGTTGGCGGTTTTCTGGATAAGATGGCCGACGCTCGAAACAAGATGCTCGGCGACTGGAAGGCTCTTGGGGGTCGAGATGACCTCATTGAGGGTCTGAAAAACTCTTTCCAGGGATTGTTTTCCATCATTAAGCCGATTACCGACGCCTTTGGCGAGATATTTCCGGCCATGACTGGTAAGCGACTTGCTGACATAACTGCGACCTTCCGAAAGTTCAGTGAGGGTCTCAAACTTGGCGGCGAAAATGCTGATCGTTTGAAGCGAACGTTCAAAGGCGTCTTTGCAATCTTCAGTATCGGCGTAACTATCATCAAGGGCGTTGTGAGTGTTCTCTTCAATCTCTTTGGGCTTGCCCAGAGTGGTTCTGGAGGGTTCCTTGCGCTTACTGCAGCAGTTGGCGACTTTATTCTCAAGATCCAAGAGTGGCTGGTTTCAAGCGGTCGCATTCAGGCGTTCTTCGCCACAATCAACACCGCCCGTGCCGCTATATTTGTCCCGCTATTCCATGTCATTGGTAAGATTGCAGAAGCCTTTGCGCTCTTGGCTAGCGGTGACATTGTTGGGTTTGGGGATAAGCTTGGGGAAGCATTCTCCGGACTAGGTGCTCTGGTCCAGGGCGTCTTCAACAGTCTTACTGGGCCCCTTCGCAACTTCTTGGCCAACGTCCGAGATGTGGCTGGGGCTGTGGGTACCTTCCTTCAGGACCTTGGCGTTGCTGCATTTGCGCCCATTGGTAATGCTTTGGTCAAGCTGTCGGAGAACTTCGGCAAGCTCAGGGACATCGTTACTAACTTCGGTTTCGATCTGTTCAACACGGGTGCTTCTGGCGCCAAGAGCACTATGTCGGGGCTCAACAAGACTGGCGAAAAGGTTGCTGAGGTTTGGGCAAGCATTAAGGAAGCCTTTTCGGGTATTTCGTCTGTTATTAGCCCGGTCGCAGAGAAGATCGGAAAGCTCTTCAGCACAATTACAGACAAGCTGACCGAGTGGATCTCCGGTATGAACATGCAGGATGCGCTTGCGGTACTCAACGCGGCGTTCTTCATCCTCATGTACAAGGCTATCAAGGACTTCATGGGCCAGCTGAGCGAGCTGGCCGGCTCATTCAAGGGAATCGCAGATTCTATCTCCGGCACTTTCGGACAGCTTACCGACACCCTTAAGACGATGCAGCAGAGCGTAAAGGCTGACATCATCCTCAAGATCGCTGCTGCTGTGGGCATTCTTGCTGCCTCGTTGTGGGTTCTTTCCACGATCGAGCCGGCTCGACTGGCTACTGCTCTTGGCGGAATTGCCGCGCTCCTTGTTGGGTTGACGCTGGTTATGAAATCGATGATCAGCACTATTGACAGCATGGACAAGAAGGGCCTGGCCACCATGGGCACTATGGTGTCGGCCAGCGTTATGTTGCTGGCTCTGGCTGGCGCAGTTCTGATTCTTTCGGTAGCTGTTAAGAACCTGTCTTCAATGGACCCTGGCGAAATGGCTAAGGGTCTCATTGCTGTGGGCGCAATACTCGGCGCACTAGCCCTATTCACGAAGTTTGCGGACATGGAAAACGGAAGCCTCCGAGGCGCAGTCGCTCTAATTGCGTTGGCTGGATCTGTATATTTGCTATCGATCTCGGTCGAGAAGCTCGGCAAGATGGACGTCGGCCAGCTGCAGCAAGGTGGAATTGCCCTCTTTGCCATCATTGGTATGCTTACTGCCGCGTCAGTTCTAATGGGTAAGTTTGCTGGAACCGGTCCTGCCGGACTTCTGGCCATGGCCGCAGCGATTGCAGTGCTAGTCCCCATTGTTATTTCGCTTGGGTTGATCCCGTACTTCTTGCTGCTCTCGAGGACATCATTTATGGGACCGATGTGGAAGCGCCTCGTCTCCCATATCCAGAAGAGCTTCAGAACCTCTTCGTTGAACATTATGATGACTTGATTGTGACGTTGATCGATGCTGGAGAAGGCCGGTACTGGATTTCAAGCATTAACGGTCGCATCATCCCGCTTAGTGAAGATCTGTACCAAATTAACAGTCGCTACATTGAAGACCTTGGCGACGGCAAATACCAGATTACGTCAAGCGTCTAGGAGGCTCTATGTCTGTCCCAGTAACAGAGCAGTTTCTTACTGCCGAAAGAACCCTCGCCATCGAAGGCAAAAGCATTGCGTCCATGGGCGTTTCTGAGGGGCAACTTGTTCTGACTCGTGAGAACTCGGCAACCCTTTCTACGCCATTGCCGGCTGGCAGTAGCGGTTTTCTAGGTGCAGTCAGCTTTGATGGTAGCCATATGAGCTATGACACCGCGTATGGTGACGGAACTTTGATGTCTGTAACTAGGTGGACAAATTGGACTACGCATTCGGGTGGGCCTCTAGGCAACCCT